GCAGATGATTGACTTGTCACATCCTTTTGGCTTACTTGAACATCAAATGTGCAATTGGTTGAACACGCAAAAGCCGTATTGGTTGCACCAACCGACTTATAAAGAATTATATTTTTGCCTTGAACTTTGTCTGCCATTAGTCGAAGTTATTATTTATTATCACATTAGTTGAATTAGTACAAGTTATGTCCGTATTTGACACTTGTAAAAGAGTCGCTTTAGTTGTATCAACAACATAATCAATTGTTGAATTTCCAAGCATATACGAGTTACTTGATACATTTATTTGACTTGGATCAGTGTCGGTTGCTTTTAGCATTTTAGTCGCATTCATTATGCCATTAGCAGTGTCAAAACTTGTTAATGAACAATCCAAGTTTATGATATTTTTAGCAAATATGTTCATGTATTGTTGCATTAATAAACCAACTATACTTGTATAAGTTGCGGTTTTACCTTGTTGATACCAAGCCGATGTCACAATTCCGTTACTTAAAAGGAATGCCCCTTTTTCGGTTGCATAGCTTCCACCACTAACCGCATATCCATAAGGAATCTCAATTTCCTTAACATATTGTTTAGTTGTATTCAAATATGAAACATATTCCACATAGTCAGTAACTGGAGTAATTGTCATCTTTAAATTGCTAACAGTTATACCAGTGCCAGAACCAGCCTCCATACTTATTTTAAAATTGACTTGCCCAGCTATGGGAGCCAATGCAGTTGTAAAACTATATGTATTTACACCGCCAGTTTTAGCACCCTCGTTGTTATATTGAGGAACATCAAAAGAACTAATTGTGCCATTTACCCATGTTGTTCCATCCCAATAATAAGTTGATGATGAGCCAACGATTGAAACATAAATAGTTCCTCTTTTGCCACTAAAATCTTGTGCTTGGTAAATCCAACTAAATGTCATCAATTCGCCAGAACCAACATAAGGACCAGAAGCTGGTTGACCAGCCGCAGCCAATTTAACCTCCAAAGATGCCGTATTGCCTATTCCTTTGTATAAAGTTATTCTTGCCGAGTCTTCATCAACGTTGTTTACATAAGTTACATATCCAGAACCAGTGTAAGATGCAGTCCAATTCTCTGGACTTGTAGTCGAACCACTTTGCAAAGGTCTTAAATTACCATTTGATAAGTAATTAAAAGCCGTTTCTGCTTGTTTAGTAAACTTGATTTGATTGAATCCTTTTAATAAAATTTTAAATTGACTATTGTCAACAAAAAACACATTGCTTGTATTGCCAGTATAACCTTGAATAAGACTAAATCTATTAAATTGACCACTTGTAACTAAGGTTCCATTGTAAGTATATTCCGTGTAATAAACGTTCTCATTTGCAAACTCATTAACCGCTACAATCCACCATTTTCCTTGTGCCATAAATATTCGACATCCGAATGATTTTACCAAATTAGTCACAATGTCCAAACAATTCATGTAAGTGTAATCTTGGTTCTCAAATGTCCTATAAGGCAAATAAGTTTGAGAAAATGGCTCATATTGTGAACCAGTTATACGATTACTCATTGTCGAAGCGTAATAAGAACAAGCCGTGACAATGTTTGGAGTTGTCGGTAAATTAAGTGTATTTAAAGCCGTGTATAAATAATAAAGTACGCTTTTGTATGTATTTGTATTAACTGTGTTTGATATTGGCAAAGGGATGTCTTTTAACATACCCAATGCATCAACGCAGTTAAAATAGATTTGTTTTCTACCAGTTGAGAATGTCACTTGAACATTATCCGATAAGACAAAACCAGTCCATTCAAGGTCTCCGTTTAAATATAATTTAGCAAAATACTTTCGGTCATTAAGTGTCACAAAATTTGGGATATTAGCCAAATCATCGGTCACATCCATTGTAACATTCAATTGACTTGCAAAGATTGGTTCAAACGGATCATCCGATTTTGGCAAGTATTGTAAAGACAAATTAACTCCCAAATATTCAATCACAGTTGGTGCTGATGACAAATCCTCTTGCAAATATAAATAAGCAGTTTTGCTTGTTTTAGTAGCAAATGTCAACTTGTATTTATTGTAATATGCCATTATCTTCTATAACTTAAGTTTGTGTTTGCTCTTTGTGTTGCCAATACTAAATCCGAGCCTCTTAATAAAAACTCTCCCATAAATCCACCAAATCCACCACCAAATCCAACGGCTCCAGCCGCAGCCTCGCCAAATGCCCCAGTTCCACCAGTTATCGCAGTTAAAATAGCTTTAAATAATAAGGCTTGAGTAACCATTGATATTAATTGAACTACAATTTGTTTAAATGAAGCCTCTAAAGCCTTTCCAACATCCTCTCCCATAATCATTGCACTAAATACACTCTCAAATGCTGGTGCTAAATTCCCAACTATATCTTTTGTTAAATTTAAGTTATTATTAAACCTCTCTTGTTCATCATTTTGAGCCTTAGTCAAGTTGTACATATCTTGTTGAGCCCAACCCATTCCCTCCGTTGTTGCTTTCTTTTTTGCAACAGAATCAGCTTGTTTGTTTACTAAAGACTCTCTTTCAATTGCTAATTCTTGATGTTTAGGATGTGGCAATGCATTGTAATCTCTAATAAGGGCTTGAATCCCTTTTTGATAATTAGTCATTGCCGTATTATCATATCCACCACCTCCCTTTTTATCTGGAGTTGTAAAAGATGTTAAATTAGTAACAAACTTTTTATTTAACATTTCAGCCTCAACAATCTTTTGTTTGATTGGATTTAACAATTTATCATAATATGTATTTATGTTTTGTTGCTCGGTTGAAACCATCTCTTTTTTAGAGAATCCAAAAACCGCCCCAATTTGCTCTGCTTTCTTTAACTTTTGATTTCTTTCTGCCTCAATTTTTCTTTGTTCCTCATATAATCTATTAAGTTGTTCTTGGTTGTTTTTTTCTTTACCAATTGCAGCTTCTTGCATTGCAGCAACGTTTACTAAACTTGTGTAATATTGTTTGTCATTACCAATTTTAGCATCTTGAATATCCTTACTATTTTTATAAAGTGCTTTTAATGCTTTTAAGGCTTCCTCTTGTTGTTGTTTGTCTCCGCTTCCAGTTATTACACTAACCAAGTTTAAACCAACTGCTCTTGTTGCTTGTGCAGTTCCTACAATTTTATAAACATCGGCATTTAACTCGTTTAATTCCTTTCTAAACTCTTTAAGTCTATCACTTGGATCTTTAAAGAAATTGGCTATTTCTTTACTAAATGTTACAAGTAAAGATGAAATTACACCAATTGCAAGACCAATACCAGCTGGACCAGTTAATGCACCAAGCAATCCTTTTATTGCACCAGTTGTTGAACCAGTAGTTTGTTGTAATCTTTGAAATGACTCAACTAAAGGATTGATGTTATTTGCAATACCAATAATACCATAGGGAGCATCTTGTGCAACTCTTGAAAAGTTGCCTAAGGTTTGTGTTGCTTGAGCCGTTTGAGATGCCATTTGACCTAATGAGGTTTTGACACCTTGCATTTTATTGGCAAATTGTTGTATGTCGTTTATTGCCTCTTGGGTATCGGCAGTAATAACCAGCTTTAAAGTTTCTTGTGCCATTTTTTTATTTTACTCCGTACATTTTCATTGTTTTAGCCAATTCCTCCTCTGTTAGCTTTGGAACATTATCTTCAACCACATCTGTTGGTAATGGCATAAATGATTTAAGCGATTTAGGGTTAGAATCGGTTGTGTTTGCTCTATAAAGCATATATCCAACTAATCTTGTTCTTTCCCATTCTTTAATTTGCCTATTATCATATGCTATTCTATACAATAAAAATTCTCGCCATGTAAGTTGCCAAAACTCATCTATCGTTAAGCCAACCTCCAAAGCGAGAACTATTATTGAATCCCAACTATAAAAACCTAACTTTTTTTTTCCTCGCTAACCTCTTGTTTTAGGTCTGGAGTCATTGCCTTTTGCATATAACCAATGAAAGCAACGATTTGAGTATCTTTTGCAGATAAACCACCAGCCTCATCAATCCATTCGCAAACTTCAAATTCTCCAAAGTCAATTGGTTGTTTTGTTGTTTTGCAGCCACATTCGGCAGCAGCTTGAACAATGCTTACAATTGTTTTAAGGTCAAATTCTCCAGTCGATAATACATTGATCATCTCCATTAAACTTTTACCCTCTAATTCGCAAAAGCGTTTCATTGCCCAAGTACCCCATTTTAGATCAAGGGTGCGATCCTTCAATACTAATTTAAACATATTCGTTTTATTTTATTATGATTGTTCTGTTTGTGCAATAGGAGGTACGCTAACTACAAATGTTGCAGAAAACTTAACGTCATCTTTATCATCTGCGTTTACATCAAAATTGCTGATAAATACATCACTTGTTGATGTTCCACCATAGTAAACATCTCCAGCAACTGGACTTGCTTTACCCATTTTAATAGTAAAAACAGTACCAGCAGCGTGTGCAGCATATAATTGTTGGTAACTATCTTTTGATGGAGTTCCAGTCTCATCAATTGCAAATCCCTCACATTTGAATGATTGAGAAAATGCTGGACCTGGTTGGAATAAGTCTCCACATTTAGATGTTGCATCAATTGTGTTTACAGTTGATGTAAAAGAGTTTGATGTCAAACAAGCCACTGGTTTAAAAGATGTACCACCAGCTAAGTCTGCGAAAAGTAGGTAGTCTCTACCGCTTACAAAAGTTTCTGCCATTTTATTTAATTTTTATATTTGAGTAATTGTTAAATTATATGTTATTAATGTCCTAAAAACGTTGTCTAAAGGGTTTAAGCCATCGATGTTTCTAATGCCTTGAACATATAAACTCGTGGATTGCCATCCAGTCGGTAATGTTATTTGACTATTAGAGTTTATTTCTGCTAACACCAAATTGCTTATTTCTTCGGATCGTTTATACCCAAAGTTAGCATTTTTTGTAACAATGTCAACGATGATGGTATTTGAGTTTACAAAACTCGTTTTGCCTTGTTCTTGAGTCGATGTTCGACCATCTAAAATGATATATTCCGAACCAGCGTTATCTGGTGCAAAACCATCATACACACTCAATCCAGTGGCACTAACTAAGTGAGTAAAAAACCATTTCTTTATTTCAATGTTAGGATTTAGCATTTAATATCTTTTTTAATCGTTCAATTAATACTGGTTTTTCAGCCTCGTAAGCTGGTATCATAAATGGTTGAGGTCTTATTCCCTTTTTAAGTATTGAGAATGCTATTGCTTGAGCCATCCTTACATCTTGATCAAACTTTTGTGCCTTTGTTCCAGTTCTACGAATAGTTTTCATTGGTATTTTAACACTATAAGTCGCATCATTAGGTTTTATTCCCTTTCTTCTTACCCACTCGGCAATTGCCATCAAAAAGTCATAATAAGTTCCACCTGGTAAGCCTTTGTATTGCATTGCAAAATCTTCATAACCTGGAGGCACACTTACCTTGCCACCAGTACCAAATTCAACGTATGGTGCGTATGAAGCGTAAGATACAACGGCATGAGTTAAAGGTGCATAAGATACGGCATGAATGCTTTGTCTTAAAGTACCCAAATTAACTGGGGCTTCTTTCTTAGCGGCTTTCTCAATTCTCATTGTTGATGCACTCAATTCGGCAACTGTGTTCTTGTAAACATCACTTTTTAAATCCTTTAATGATCTATCAAAGGCATCAAGTCCAGTAAGATTAAAAGAAAATCCTTTAGGCATACATTATGATTTCCCAAAATCGATGAGCATTGTCCACATCCTTAATTGAATGGATTGTGTATCGTTGCCCCTCAACCTCAAGTTGGTAATTGTCAGTTATTGTTAAATCCCATCTGATAAATAGCTTAGCCATACGAGTAAAACTTAACTCACTCTCCAAAAGGGCTCTATTTTGCTCTTGTGGGCGATAATCCCCCCAGACAGTCTCTTGTAAGGCAAAAGTGGTTGTATAGCCTCCTTGCCCATCTGCAACCCTTGTAGGGGCATAAACATCAACCAACCTGGTCATAGAGTTGGCATCAACGTAGTTGTCCTTGTGTAGTCCTATTCTCATTTTATAAAATTGGGCTTGTTCGAGTCCATCTTTGACACGCTCTCATTGTTTTTTCGCATATACCCATATCGTTCACATCCATTCCACGATTTTCATAGTCGTAGTTGATTTGATCAAGCATTGCAACTTTTAGATCAGTTGGAACGCAATCAAAACCAGTCATATAAGACATTTTGATCACACCGTATAAAGGATATGTTACAGTAGGATATTGAGCACCAATGATTCTGTAAGTTGTTGATGGGATCTGGTTATTTTGTTGATCCCACATTCCTAATATGTAAGATACTGGTCCAAATGGCAATTGGAAGTTACCACCAGCATTATTAAACCATACATCCACTTGACAAGGAACTAATTTTAGATTTGTAACCTTTTCAACGATTTGTCTTGCCTGGATGATCAGATCAACAAATAAGTCATCCTCAACATTATTACTTACACGGCAATATTGTTTTGCCTCTGCAACTGTGATACATTCCTCAGTTGGAGTGTTGTTTTGAATAACATAATCTATTTGATAACTATACATTTCTTATGTTTTTACAAATTTACTCTTTTTTTATAATAACAAAAAAAGGGTGCAGCAATTAAGCCACACCCTCTTTGGGTGATATTTACTAAACTTTAAACTATGCGTTCATTGTAGCGTAAATAGCTGAGTTAGCCAACATTAAGTTGATTTCTTCCATACACTCAATACGAGCAGTGATTAAGTTCTTTTGGAAGTTTGTACCATTCTCATAAGAGAACTCGATTGCTAAAGACTCAGTCTCTACTCTCTCGATGTAGTCGTTGTCGATAACTAATGCTTTATCGTTTGTAACCCAAGATGCAGAAACAACTGGAACACCCCAGATTGTCATACCACCATTAGGATTAACGATCACAGATCCGTTACCAGCATAGTAACCAGCAGTTACAGTAGCTTTCAATAACTTACCCATTTGAGCCTCACTTACTAACACATAAGATGCGTTGTAGTTAGCAGCTTTTTGGTTACCGATGTAGTCGATCAATTGTAATAAATCGTTTGTTTCAGCAGTTGTAGTGCTACCAGTTGCAGCAGCAGATACAGTTGCAAAGAACAAAGCATTCTCTTTCTTAAAGAAATCTCTTTGTAATAAACGAGGTAAAGTTTGAGAGATGAAAGGTAAAGACTTACTCATTTGCTTAGAGAAAGTTGTAAAACCAGCGATGTAGTTTGTAACAACTTTAGTTTCAGTTAATGCGTAGTTGTTTTCGCCTTTATCGTTACCCTCTGTTTGCTTACCGATGTTGTTTGTTTCGCCAGTATCTTCAGCATAGTACACATACAATCCAGTTGTAGAGCGAACTGTTGGCACTAAATCTCTAAAGTTGATCTTTTGAGATGGGAAAATAGCTTGGTTAGGAGCATAAGTTGCCACTGGATCTCCAGTTAAGCTATTGCTTAATAACATTGTTTTTACCTCTGGTAATTCGATACGGTAAGAGCCAGAAGATGATTTTAATGCCATCTCGAACTCGCCCATTTTACCATCTAATTTCTCAAGGATCATTTGATCAATTGTCTTAGATTCTTTTTTGCTTTCAGCTTTCTTTTGAGATGCTAATACACCATCAATTTGCTTTTGCATTTCATCCTTAACTACATTGATTTCGCTCTTGAACTCAGACTTTGCTGATTCAATTTCGTTAGTGATATCACTCTTGATACCCTTAACATTTTCTGCCATTTGGCTGATTTGGTTTTCTAATTCCATTTCTTACTTTTTAAATAGGTTGTTAAAATTTTGGATTGCCTTTAATACTTGCTCATTATCTTCTTTCTTTTCATCAACTTTCGGCTCAATTGATTGCTCGGATTGAGTGATTTCATCAACGATTTGAATAGCTAACAATTCAGCTTGTATCTTTTTTATTTCGATCTCCATCAAAGCAAATGTCTCATCGGTAAAACGACCAGATTTGAATGCTTTAGATAGTTTCTCTAATCTATCAACTAAGTTACTCTTTTTAACCTCGCCTTTTACATCTAAGGTTGGAGTCTCTGGATTTGCAGCCCATAATACTGCTGATCCCTCATATAATTTCAACTCAGTAATTGTTCTGATTCCTTTTTTGTCAACATTTGATTGTAATGTACTGAAACCGATTGAGTGTTGGTTAATCAAACCAGCATCATACATCTTGATCATATTTTCTCCTTGTTCAGTGTCCACAATTGGAGTGATTGCAATAAGCATATCGCCCTCAATGTATAACTGCTCTGGCTTTCCAATTACTGCCTCCATTTCTGTGCAGTGATCAACCAAAGACCAGACTAAGTTTTTGCCCATTGGACCTCTTTCCTTAATCGTTTTTGTAAACGCTTCTGGAACGATGATGTCATTGTCTAAATCAATATTGCCACATCTTGCCCATACGGCTTTAACTCTACGTTGTGCAGTATCAACATCCAAAACATTGTAGTTTGTGTCTTGTTTGCTTACGATGATATCTTTAGATTGAAATGTTTTCATAACTCAAAGTTAATATTTTTTTTATTATAGGATTGCCTCAGCTATTAGTTGTGTGATTTCTCTGCCAACTGAATTTGATAACAAGTTAAAGATTAATCCAACATCGCCCATTGGGGGATTGTTAGTGTATGTCATCAACTTGCCTTTTGAGTCTCTTAATGCCTCATAACCCAAAGTACAACGGCAATTGCAAACATTACCAGCAGATGCGTGAACATCGCCTGGATGTAGCATCAACTCGTTAAATCCTTTTTTGGTTGGAACTTGGAAAAATCCATCCATTGGTACTTGCATACCATCCATTGACAAATGATCAAACATATCTCTGGGTATTCTCCTTGTTCTAAAGTCTTGAGCAGAGATCCACTCTTTCACAGTTACCAGATTGGTTGAAACTGCACCGACCATTGATCCAATGTTTGCAGCTTTTGCAGTCTCAGTCCTGGCAATAAGTTCGGCTCTGTAATTTGTAATCCCAGCGTATTGAAGTGCCTTGATGGTTTCATTCATTGGGATTCCATCTGCCAATGCTTTAGCCAAATAGTTTTGGATTTGTTTCTTTGTTGTATCTGTTATCTCAGTTGCTAAATTGTCCAGACCTTTACGATCCAGATATTGCAAAATAGTGTAAGCCCAGATGTCGGTTTGTTCTGATTTAGCCTCTTGGGGCAATTCAGCCGATTTTATGGACCTTTTTATATCTTTTGAGGCAATCGCAGCCATTTTAGTTCCTAAGGCAACGTGCAGTCTCTTAATGGTCTTTTTAAGCCCTTTATCAGATATGGCACTCATATCTTGGGTACGGCAATACGTATCAACCTGGTTTTGTAGTTCTTTTTTGAACTTAGGCGAATACTGCTTTATTGCATTCTCGTATAGTTTACGATAATCGTGCCAGATCATTTATGCATCAATTTTCTCAAGTAACTTACCAGCTGCATTGAACACATCGGTTTGCTTTTGTTGTCCAGCCCTTTGGCGAATAGCAATTAAACCAGCACGATCAATTGTTTTAAAATCGCTGGTATAGATGTAATGCCAATGACCTTTGTCCTCATTGCTTACATTGCTATCAATACCTAAAAACCACATACCATATTTAGCCATCCCATTCTCTTTGATGTAGGCATTTTCCTCACTTGAGGTTGGTGGATTCCAGGAACTTGACTTGCTTACTTTGCCATTGGCAACTAATTCAGCAGCGTGTGCAACACCCATTTTGTTAATGCCAGTTGTAGCTTTAACCTCCTCCAAATGTTTTTTTAGATCAGCTAAAGATTTAAGTACAATTTCAATGTTTTTCATTATTTCAAAGTTAAAAGGTAAAGCATTTTAGCAATCAATTGTGCGATCTCATCAATCTGGTTTTGCACCCAAGTCTCTTGATAAATAGTCTTTCTTTCAGTCTGGATGTATAAGTACAATTCTTTGTAATATTTCATCAATTGATCATTGCTTTTGTAGTCTTGCAATGTTCCAACAGAATAACCTTTTGGGCGACCATAAATACCACTTACACTCTCAACTAAATCATCATACTTTTCAGCAATCTCATCTTGAAAAAAGTCCAATGCCTTATGTTCAGCATAGCTTGTTGTCTGATTGTGCCACACTATTGTTTGCTCTTTGGCATCAAGTAAATGGCTTAGAAATTCTACAAATTGCATATTAAGGGTTTTGATCTGTTGGTAAATCTAAAGGTTGAAATTGATCTTGTGCTTGTAAGTTTGATGGTATGTAAAGTTTTTCCATTTCCTCTTGTGGGATGTAGTCTGGAGTCTTAACACCCATAATCTCCATTTTTTGTGCTGGACTGATCCACCACGCTTTGTCCAACCAGGACACTTGCTCACTCTTGTTGGCTTCTAATTCCTGGTAAACCTTTATGTCATAACCAATATAAATGTTTTGACCACGATAACCCCAGTCAGATTTTAACTTTCTGTTTAAATTCTCTGCGATACCATCCAATAAAGGAATAGCACAACGCAAAGTCAATGCTTTTTCTCCCTCTAATTGGTTGTTGTATGTCTTGTTATCAGCATCATTCAATAATTGAGATGGCACTCCGTATATGTTACAAAGTGATTTCATATCCCATTTCTCACTTTCAATGATGTTCAATTCAACTGGGCTCAATCCAATTTGTTTCCAATCTACTTTGTAGCCAGAAACTGCAATTGAGTTGTAGTTTGATGATCCACTCTTTTCGCCAACAGACTTTTTAAGTGCTTGTGCTTGTTGTGCTCCACTATTAGGATCAAACCTTGTATCATCAAAGAATAAAACTCCAGCTGGTCCACCATTCTCAAATGCACTCACGGCAGCCGTTTTAGCTTCATTTGATCTGGTTAATGTACGAGCAGCAGCCATCAATGGCGATTGACCATAAAGTTGGTTACCAGTTACGTTCCAAGCTGGGTTAAAGTACTTGTCGTGCAATATTTCTTTGGGATCAAATGACCACAACTTACCGTAAAAAAGCTGATATCCAACACGGACTGGTGGGAACACCTCCACATTGGCGATGATTGCCATATATTGGGATGGTAATGCGTACAACTCGAATGGTTTTGATTGGTTTGCTCCTCCCTCGATAAGTTTTGCATAGATAAAAGAGTTTCCAGTTATTAATTTGAAAGCACACCATTGCTCAACTAAATCAGCAAAAGTGTCCTCCTCATTAGGATATTTTAAAAGTTCATTCAATCGAGCATCGCCAGTATAAATCTCAAATGCTTTGGTATGTAATTCCTTAACCTCTTGCCAGTTTGTGATCTTATCTGGTTGTTTCATTAACGCTTTATATCGAGCAGCAGCTTGTGTATCAACCTCCTTATAAACGTGGAACGGAGCAAGTTTTGCTTTGTCTGTGATCAGTTTGATAATCGCATAAACAATGTCATTTGATTGGTAACCATCACGAACATAACCTTGTGCATTTGCACCTTGCCAGGTTACAATCCCTTTTTGGATTGCTATATTAGAGTTGGTTGGATATGTCGGTAAAAGAGTATTAACTTTCTTTTTGCCAAAGAAATCAAGTAAACCCATAGTATGTGTTATTTAGCCAAAGTTACAATTTTTACAATTACCAAACTGCAACGGAAAATTTAGGAGTGTACTCAAAATACATTCGCATTGCCATCGCATCGCTAAAGTCTGGGGATCTACCTATCAAAGCCTTGACCTTATCTTTTGGGATGATTCCCTTTTTAGCATCATTGTCAACTGACTTTTGTTTCACTTGCTCCAACTCTTGTATGATCAGTTGCTTGATGTTGCCATCGGCTTCAACGTAAATTTTGCTATCATTTATCATCTCAGCTAACTTAAAGTAGCATTGAGATTTTAGATTATCAAAGTTTTCCTTTTTTAATGTGATTGGGTTTTCTAATGGGGAACTGTTATTGACAAATCCCTTGCACCCTTTAAGAATATCAACGCATCCCCCTCCGATACCATCCTCATCAATGATGATATGACTCATTGGGATTTGATGGTTGGCTTGATGGCTTTTAATGATTTCAGCCACCTCCACAACGCTTTTACCCTTGTATTGATGAAAACGAACACGAAACCCATACCAAATACCAATAACAGTGCTATCATTACCAAAACGAGCCACATCACAAGTAAGATAAGGTGGACCAGTAGGAACAAAAGTGTTTGTAAAACAATCCAGAATTTTGTCATATTCAATTAAAGTTGATGGATCATTGTCATATTCCCAGTTGCCATAAAGCAAACGTTCTTTGGATGCCGTATCTAAAGTTAATAAAGATTCTTTGTAATGCTTTGATATAAACGGATTGTCATCGATCAGCGATGGGATAAATTTCTTTGTGTTGGGTAGCACTCCATCAATTTGTGGTTTATAAAACTCTGAGTAAGTCCAATTCTTAGCTGGGTTACAAGTGTAGAGTTGTTTGGGGATCAAGCCATTTTCATCCAGTTTGTATCTTATCCTGGATCGTACAATATTCCTTGCCTTGTCGGTTACCTGGTTTGCCTCATCAATAAAAGCATCTGTTATTTCCAGTGATCCAAGTTCATCAAAGTTAGGATCAGATGGATAAGCAAATAAATCCTTTAGCAAGATCACAGATCCATTAAAAAACTCTATTTGGTTGGATTGCCCATTGTATTTGTAGTGTTTGTTGCTTTCAAGCCCTTGCATCTTAGCTATCTGAAACAATGAAACAAGTGTTGTTTCTTTTAGTGTTTTAAGTACGGCACGACCTATCAAACCACGAGTGCCAGGATATTTTAAACGTTGTTTGAGTTGCCAGTAGCAACCCAGTGCAGTCTTTCCCCCACCAGCCCCACCACCAAATAGCAGTTCCAGTGTTGTGTTATCTTCAAGTAAGTCTAAAGCCTCCGTTTGTTTGATGGATAATTCCATTAGATTGATGGGTTATTGCCAACGTATGTCCTTTTTTCTTCCCAGTTTATATTGATTGATCCAGACAAATCAACCTCTTGTTTCTCAACATAGCCTCTGGATTTGGCTTGAGTTTTCAGATAAAGTTTGATTGCCTCAAGTTTGATCCTATTATCATCACATTTCATCAAGTCTGCCAATCCATCCTCTGCACCATCAATAATCTCCTCTTTGATATCTTTTAATACCTCTGGATAATTTTGTGCTCTTTGGTAAACCGCTTGTCTTGATATTGACACTCCAGTCATCTCAGATATGGCTTTTGCAGTCTTAGCATAAAGCCCCCCATTTTCTCTTAGTACTTGTAAAAATTCTGTTTCTCCTAATAGCATTTGGTTAATGTTTGTAAACAAAGTTAATCCAATTTATTCTTAAAATGCTCACAAAGGGCATCCATCTTCGCAATGTAGTACGATTGGAAATCTTTGTACCCATCTGGTCGCTGCTGAAAATTAACGTACAAAATCGCCCTAAAACGCTGAGATGGGGATTTGATATTGTCAAAATCTGTTTTAAGGTCTGCAATGATATCTGCCTCCTCCTGGTTGAAGTGCTCCTCTTTGATTGCAACGTAGCAAAGTTTTTGATTAAGGTTAAACAATTGAGCGGCTTCATTTGGAGTCATCTCTTGAGTTCCCAATGTTACTTTGATGGTTTTATCTTTCCTTGATGCAATCCCCTCCATTTGTGCTGCAAGTAATATCATAATTTATAATTGTTAATGATTTCTAAAAGTTCACTCCTGGTCCATTTTTTAACCTCACGATGATTGGACTCCAGCCACTCCACCATATCAATCCCAATCTTGTTGATGAGATTCTTTCTGTAACCGATCAGATGAAACTGATCAAACCCATTGCAAGATTTACACTCTCCATTGCAGTTGTATTCGTTAAATCTTAAAGCACTGGAGTTTTTTTGTGGAACATAGTGCCCACAGTCCATAACCTCAACTGGTTTAACTTGACCACAAGAGATGCAAGTAAATAATCCGTTTTCGGAGTCTCTTTGCCTTATGTATGCATTGAATATCTTTTGAGCCTTAGCAGTTAGCTTGGGGATGGTAATTGTCATTTCATCATACGTTTAATCTCAAAGATAATGTTAACTGTACAAAAAAGCAATAATGCCAGTGGCAGACTAATCATCACAAACTTGATCAGAGATAGGCTGAATGATATTGTCTCTTTTAATAATTTGATCAATCGCATCTTTTAAGAGTTGTTTTTCGTTTTCGCTGGTTTCAGCGTTAAATTTGATTTTGATTAAAATGTCTTGTGCTGGTATGTAGGTTTCCATAAGTTAAAAAAGCCCCCTTGACATAACAAACACCACTTTGTTAAAAATTAAAGTTTTGGGGGCTCGTTGTATTTTGATTTTAAATATTCTGACATTGCATTTCTATTCGCCTCCTTGTCCACATCGGTTGATGATCTGTTGCTATCGCCCATAGCCTTGAACTGAGCGTTTTGCTCCTCTTTTACAGATTGATAGTCTTGAAATCGCTTTTCACGATAAACCTCAAGCATCTCAAAAAAGGTAGGAATATCCATACGATCATAAACCTTTCCATACTTTGCTTTTACCAAACCATCCAAAAATAACATAATATCTTGGATTGCCAACTGATCCTCATTAGCTGATTCAATAAGTTGGTAGCATAATTCAGTAATTTGATCTGGATTCATCCCAACTCTAAGATTGAAATTGTTTAAAGCCTTTGTGATTGATACACTCAAAACGGCTGCAACTTTATCATTGCCATAGGTTTTTACCAGTCCAGGTAATCTCTCTGCAACTGGCACTAATTCCATAACTTTTATAGGCATAGCCTCTCCATTTTCTTTGTATCTGCACATTTCGTTAAATACTGCACCAGTACTACCAGCCATTACTGCGTTTAACAAATGCTTTGTGTAACTGTTCACTGGTAACTTTTGGAGCGATCCTGGACTTGTTGTTTGTAATTGGTTGGATGATTTCATCGTTAAAAGATTTTTGATTTAGGTAAGTTGTTGGATGTTTTCTAAATTGTTTATCTGGAGTTGACTCAGCGTATAAAGGTGCGTGATAAATTGCTTGTTTCTTTTCATTATCAGTTAAAGTTTTCCAAACTTTCTCAGCTTTATCCTTTGATTTCTTATAATCGTACAGATCCCAAAATTGTTCAAATTGCTCATCCAGGATTTTAATTTCAGTTTTAGCTTTAGTTCTATTTATATTTATATTTTCATTTTCAGTTTCAGTTTCCATATGCTCAGCATATGCTTTGCTTATGCTTTTAGTAGATTTTGCATTGTTTCTACGGCTTTCACTGAATTTTTGCCTCCTTTCAGTTTCAATAAACATCCTTTCATTATAAAATAATTCGCCATCCCTTTTGAATTTATCCCATATTTCAAAATCATATGCTTTGCATATGCTTAGCATATCCTTTTCGGTAAGTTTACCTTTTTGATGTTGGAGGCATAATAAACGTATGTACTTACCAACTTGCTCATTGGTCATTGTAAAAGTGCCACTCAGAAAATCTGAGGTGTAAAAAAGCACTGCTGGATCTTTTGACATAAAAAAAAAGTGGCTCTCGGCATTCCCCCCAGTAGGATTAGGGGTGCAGCTTTGAGCCAATAAGTTTAATTGAGGATATCCTACATCCTTTGTACAAATATACAATTAATTGATCATTCCCAACATTTTTTCTAATCCAGATGCACTATTTCTTATCGCATCTGCTCTTTCATTTAAAGATAAAATTTGCTTTCTAAGTTCCTCTTTATCATAGGACAAGTAATACCCATTTGAAGTACTTATTAAAGGCAATATCCCTTTTGCTCTGATAAAGTTGCAAATCTTTCTTAATCGTGGCTCACTAAATGTTTTGATCCCAAATTTTTCTTTTTGGCTATTAATTGCTTTTACAATATCAGCACCAGTAATGGGATTGCTTTTAGTTTTAGTCTTGAAACCAGCAATCAAAATAGGTACTAATTTTTTTTCCTCATCGGTTAATTCGTGAGTGTATTGCTCAAAATTTGTTATCATAGTTAATTTTTTGTTAAAATGGCAAATCATCCTCACTCTCTTGAGCATTTTGGATGTCATTCACATTTGTAGTTTTAAACTCATTCTTTGCCTCTGGACTCCAGACATACTCTTTGCCGTTGCCGCAATATTCTTTTTTTGCTTTCTCTGCTCTTTGTTGACTGGTTTGTCCGTTGTAAACTGTGTGAGTGTTGTCATACTTGTCAATTTCTTTTCGCTTCTCAACTACAATGGTTGCATAATGGTTGCCGTTTTTGTGCTTAGTGAACTTAATGTCCTCTTTTTTGATGTTTAATACTATCAT